CTACGGCAATTGGTTCTGTTGCAGTAACTGTATCTACGTCAACAGCAACTTATACAGCGCCCGATGTAGCTATCAATCTAGTTGGCGATTGCATTTACGCAGCTAATGAATCTATTTTGGGTATTAATAGCGCTACGTTTAACGCAGGCACTTTCCCATTGGGTGTAATAACTACTATTGTTGGAAGTGCAATAACTTTGAATGGTGTTGGTGTAAGTTCAGCAAGTGCAACTAGAACATTGTCCCTTCGATGGTATCCATTTATGCACTCACCAACTACGGTAGACACAACTTCTGGTTCTACCTCAATCGTTCTTACACAAACTGGGGGAAATGCTTGGGGTATTAACCAACGTATAATTTCAACCAACATTCCAAGTGGTTCTTACATTGTTTCAGGAACATCCCCTAACTATGTAATCAGTAAAGCAGCAACAGCTACGGCTAGTGGTACACGAGCACACGATGCAAATGCGTCTAAAATAACTAAAGTAGCTTATTAAAAATTATTAACTTTAATAACTGGTCAGATGACCATTTTGGAAACAAAGGAAACAATATGTTAGAGAAAATTGAAGTAGTTGATCGCATTGAAGTGATTGAGAATGGTTGCGTTCAAGTACGCACCGCCACCAGAATCATGGAAGATGGCAAAGCAATCAGCAGCACATTCCATCGTCACGTTGTCGCTCCAGGCGATGACTACAGCGCAGAAACAAATCGTGTCAAAGCCGTTTGTGCAGCAACGCATGACGAATGGACTGTTGCTGAATACAAAGCGGCTCAAGCTGCACAAGGAGTTTGAGATGTCCACAAATAGTCAAATTGCATTTGGACCATTAGGCAACACAGTCGTTGTCCCTGCTGCTGCCGTTGCCCCTGCTGGCGTGCAAGCCTTAGTCGCATCCAAGTTTGATGCTCAAAGCACAGGTCAGTATCGGATCATTAACTCAAGCAACAACACAGTCTTTCTCGGAGTGGGACAGACTGCTGCGGCTGCCACAGCAAATGCTGTCGCTCCTGTAGCGGGTACGCCATCGGCTGCCATTGTGCTTGCGCCTGGTGCGGTTGAAGTCTTACGCTTTGGGCGTGTGGCGTTCTTTTCCGGTCTGGCCTCGGCTGCATCAACTGTTTACATCGTTCAAGGCGAAGGTATGTAATGGATTGGCAAACCATCATCAATCTTTCGGCAGGCGCATTGCTTGGAGTTGGCGGCTGGTTTGCTCGCCAGCTCTGGGATTCAGTCAAAGAGCTGAAAACCGATGTGTCAGCGATTCGTCTGCATATGAGCGAAAACTACGTCAAGAAGTCTGAGGTTGAAAACTTCAGGTCTGACATGGACAAACGCTTTGACCGGATTGAAATTTTGCTAGACAAAATATTTGAGAAGCTGGATGGCAAGGTGGACAAGTGAAGGATCGTTGGAAGAATCGCCGCAGGATGGCGTGGCTTTCAATGATTGCTGGACTGCTTTTCCCTTTGCTGATTCTCGCCTCTGAGTCACCAACGTTGGGACAAATCGCACTCCCATTCTATGGGTTTATAGGGGCGGTTCTAGCGTCTTATTTCGGGTTTGCCACTTGGGATGACATGAGTGGAAAATAAAGACACTAAGGACACTCTGATGGGTGTGCTGTCATATATTGACAGTCCCTTTAAGCTATTTGTCGTGTTATTGCTTGGTGTGCTTGGCTACGCTGGTTATTTCGTTTACGACAACAAGACGTTTCTGCTCGGTGTCTACGAGAAGTCCAACGCATTGCCAAAGCTCAACAGCAGCCGCTTTGATAATGCGATTGAGCTGCTGATGAAAGACCCGAATGTTGTCGCTGTCAGCATCATGAGTGTCGATACGATTTTCAACAAGCGGGTAATTGTTCGTGCTGAGAATCGGGACGGTAAGCGAGCCAAGAATCTTGAGGGTGAGAACATAGGGCTGTTCACCAGCAACCATGCAAACAACGCTGATGTCGTAGACTTAATGGCAGGGCAAACGCCTTGCGGGTTCTACTCAACCCCACAGTCAGAGGCTGGCATCTGGTATCTGGACCAAGGTGGCACGTTTGGATGCCGTGTGAGCATACCTCCGGACTATACATCTTTCATCGGACAGATCACCGTCATGTATAAAGACGCACCGCTTGATTTGGATAGGGCCAGAGCCATGCTTACCATTGCAGCACGAATGCTGGCGGCTTCAAAATGATGTACGCAAAAATCGGTATCGCCATTGCCATCATTCTGGCTGCCTATTGGAAGGGCTATCATGATGAGCATAATCGCTTTCTGGCATTCCAAGCCGAGGTTGCAGCAATTGGCAAGGCGCAGGAGCTGGCCAACCAGAACGCAATCCAATTGTCCGAAGTTATTTCAGAGGGGATTAAAGATGAATATGAGACTCGCATTGCTTCTTTGCGTAGGCAGTATGCTGGTCGGGTGTGCAACCCCAATTCCGGTGGCGGTCAAGTGTCCACCGTTTCCAAGTCCTCCAATGGTACTGATGGAACTCCCGCCGACCCAGAATTTGTTGGAAAGTGTGCAGAAACTACAGCTCAATTAGTGGCATTACAAAAGTGGATAACTAAACATTTGGAGGTGCAGAAGTGATTACCCGTGAAAACCTATTGGCCATCACCACACCAGAGATGGCAGACAAGTGGCTAGACGCATTAAACGCAACAGCCGAACAGTTTGACATCAACACACCAGACCGGATCGCTGGGTTTCTATCCCAGATTGCCCATGAATCAGCAGGGTTTAAGGCAACGTCTGAAAATCTAAATTACTCAGCTGAAGCTCTTTGCCGAGTCTGGCCGAGCCGATTTAATGCTGCCAATGCGGGTGAGTACGCACGCAACCCAGAGAAAATCGCCAACAAAGCCTATTGTGATCGTATGGGCAATGGCCCTGAGTCAAGCGGAGATGGTTGGAAATACCGTGGTAAAGGATTGATCCAGCTCACAGGAAAAGACAATTATGAGCGTTTCTCTGCCGATACTGGCGTGGATGCTGTTGAGAATCCTGAGCTGTTGGCCGAGCCTGAGATGGCTGCGCTGTCGGCTGGATGGTTCTGGTCCAAGAATGGACTGAATGCTCTGGCTGACTCAAAAGATGTGGTTGCGATGACTAAGAGGATCAATGGCGGCACGCATGGTTTGGATGACCGCCAGGCTAAGTACGCAGCTGTTCTCAGCACAATGTAAAAAAGGGCGGTGATGAGCCGCCCCTTTGGTCTTACCTGTGCAGTCGATACCTAGCGAATTGACACTTTTCTCCCTGCACGATTTCGGTGGTGATATTTAACCCTCGACCCCGAAGTTTGAAGATTATGTCTGCCAGACGGGTGGCCTTGAACAGAACGATGGCCTCCCAACTGGTGATTGGTTTTTTCTGAAGATGAATTAAAACTTGCTGGGTCTTAGTCATTTGTTTCTCCTAGAATGGTGAGTCTTCCAGATCATCATATGGGGGCGGCTCGGTTGATCTTGTACGCTGGCGCACAGGCTCATCGTCTTTGGGCTTGGGGTCGTTCAAGTATGCCCAACCATCCCAAGAACCTTCTTTGAGTGGGATCACATCGAGTTTGAGCATTGGACCAATCTTTGTTTCAATGATTGAGCCGATCCGCTGGTATCTCTGCTTCTGCTCACCAGCTGCGTTTGTGTACTGACCGACTGAGCAGCTGATTTCTTTAATGATTCGTGCCATGTTATTCACCTATGATTTTGTTAAGAGCTGCGACCTTGGCATCAACTTCAGCCAAGAATTTTAAAACTTCCACTTCTGTTGCTGCAATCCACTCGTCATCACGTTCCACTCTGTCAACAAATAACTGAGCTTTGAGTGGCATCCGTGGGTCAAATACAACGTAATCGCACCAATCACGATCAGCGCATCTCATCTGCCATTGCATCTGAGCCATGTATTTGGATTCGACAGGGTTGTCAGAGAGCCAACACTCCAAGGCGGTCTTGGAGTCTGGGCATTTAATCTCGACCATTCCCCGATCCCCTACCAACCCATCAGGAGACGCTCCAGACATTTCGATAGTGGGATGTGGGACGAAGGCTATCTCGTCCACCATGACCCCTCTGGATGCCTCATAAGCGGCTCTGGCAAATGGCTCTTGATCGATGCCCCATTGCATGGATGCGTTGGTGTAGGACTCAGCCCTATTTCCGGTGACTCGCTCCAGCACCAGCTGAGTCATGTAGTTGGCTCGGTCTGCCCCATAACCTGTCTTGGTCTTGGCCAGAACTTTGTAGAGTGAGGAGGCCGTGACTTTGCCCAGGCGCATATTGAACCATTCCTCGGTGCGTTGCTCATCCATTTACTTTCTCCTTTTTGGCACGCTCAATGCGTGATTTTTTTGCTGCAATAACTTGTGTTTGTAGTAATTGATTGCCATAACACGCATCAAGGGCAGCTTTAAAAGATGCTGCCAGTTCCTCGGAGTTTGCGCTGGCATCAATGGCAGAGAGGTGGTCGGTGATGTCTATCGTTGGGGCGGAGCGTTTGACCGATGCGTTGCCATCGTCATCCTCTGGGGCAATCCCGCAGGCTGCCATGAGCGACCCTCGTCTTGCATAGGTCAGCGCACTCATGTGGCCTTGGGGATCGGCTTTGCTTGCAGGGAAGTGGAGGATTCCGCATTCCATCATTTCGCCAGACTCATGCACGAACA